CAGTAAACACTACCATCAAAAACAATATCTAAAAAAGATGGTAACGGAATCGAACCGTTATTGTAGGATAGCAGAAACTATATAGGTGCTATCTTACAAGTTCCAAACACCACCTTAACTATCAAGAATCAATACTGGTCATCCTCATCGTCATAATCTTCATCTTCTTCTTCTTCTTCTTCTTCTTCTTCTTCAAACTGATCCCAATAACTCTCGTCATAATCATTCAGATAATCATCCTCGTCATCCTCATAATCATCCTGACTAAAATCAGCCTTATAAAGAGGCTTGAGTAGTTCACCCTCGTACTCACCAACTACTTCGTAGCGGCAAGTGCGGAGCTTTTCATAGTTACAATCACTAGGAACACTCACAACATCCTTGGGATTAATCTTGACGATTACGATGCGGTCGCCAGCCTCAAGACTACCATAACCAGCAACATAATTCAATGCTCCAGCATGAAGTCCATTAGAACAACCACGACCACGATCATCATCTACCTTTGCTCGTTGCATTGTGCAGACCTGACCAACCCTATTGTCAAAAACTCCCTTGTACTTATCCTTAAAGTCTGAACGAACAGCCTTATAAGCAAGGAAGAAACCATCTTCGGTAATTGGCAGATGCTCATGCTCCAAGAAATCATACAGTTCCTTCTGACTCTGCATACTTGGATTTTCCATAAGATTATTCAGGAAATTAACAAGTGGCTGGAACGGCAATCCCTTGCTCATAAACTCCAGAATACGCTTACTAATACTACCATGAACTTCCTCACCCTCATAAAGAACCTGTCCATTCTTGATCTCCACAAGACCATCGCTGAAAGTAGCAACAGCCTTTTGAACATCAACAACTTCCAACAGTTCCTCTGCCGTAGCAGTAGGAAGTCTTTCCAGAATCAACTTATAGTTGATATGATCTGGCAACACCTGATAACTCTGGTTATTAAGAACCAGCGTCAAATTACCATCCACAAACATAAACGGAACAGCCATAATCCAAACTCCTAATACTTTTAGTTACGATACCTGTGATACTGTCATTTTACACTAATCGGCAAGCTTGTCAAGGGGTCTTGAGAAATTTCTGACTACTTGATCAAACTACTCAACTGAATCTTAAAGAGATCAATATTCTCCTGACTCATTTGCTCAACCCAATCCCTACTCTGCTTTCCATAATATGAACGATCTTCGATAATAGGATTCTGACTAGACTTAAGATCTACCAGATTACCAGAGACTTGATGATTGCCCATAATAAGTTTCAGCATTGGATTCTTATCTACCTCAGTCTTAATCTTTTCCCTAATCTCAGAGATTTTCCACCTTTTAAGATCCTCTGTAGAAGTTCCACGAATAATTTTGAGAAAACCTTCTGCCTTGTCTGTATTCGGCACACAATACAAATGATCAGTAATCATGCGTGTCAAAGTATTATAAGCCAAATTAGCATTACGAATCTCTTTACTGTCAACATCTTCAATCCCAGCCTCTTTCATAAGCTTAGAGATATGGGAAAGATATTCTGTTTGACTGAATCTTGGAATATTAAAAGGACTGATATGAACAGTATGAGCAAAGAACTCTGTGAGCATGGTCTTATTCAAGCAATCAACAAGAGTCTTATTACCAATAAACTTGTCATAATCCAGACCAAAGATATTCAGAATATGAAACATAAACTGCTTATCCGTTGTTCCGTGCTGATAATATCTGTATACTCCGGTACTCTTCTCTTCTGTTGCATAATCCTTCTTGCAATATTCAACAAGCTTGTTGATAGAAGCAAGATTCTTAAAGTGCTTTTGTGCTACAACTTTGAGTTGACGCTTCAAAAAGTCATTAAAGTTAACAAGATTATAGCCATCCTTCTCAAGCTTTTTAATGAAAGCTGTTTTGATAGCATAAATCTTACTATTGCCAACCAAATCCTTGACTATGCTCTTTAGAGTATCTTCTTGAAGAGTTCTAGTAATGCTACTAATCTCTGGACAACCAGACTCAGATTCTGTTCCATATCTCAACATTGGGACATAAACAATCTCATCTTGTTCCAGAAAATCTTCCAGTTGTTCTTCTGAAAGAATTCTAAGATATGTAGCATCATTATAAGGATTCGTAATCTGCTTACTATCCTTATCATAGCCGTGAATAAAGAATACATCTTGATCGCTGACGCTACCGTTAGAATTTCTGTTGTAAGACTTTCTTGGGCCAGAACTTTGTGTCAGATGCTTGTAGTCCGAAACCTTGAGCAGATTTTCAGCCCCAACATCTTCGACTAGCTGATCAAAACCCTCATTGCTTTTTGTATGATCCTTAGTGTCGATCATTAGATAAGCAAAGCAATCGTTCGCATTACAAAACCTTGTAAGAATCTTCTTGGCGCTTTCTTCACTAGCAACATCGCACACAAAGAAACTCATCTTACCCTTCTTCTTCTGGGTATTCCAATAGTAGGAACCTTTACCAGTAAGGGTTTCGTGATGGATTCTATCTGTGAGAGCAACTTGGCGACGAGAACGATAGCCAGCAGTCTTGTAATTAAATACATACAAACTCTTGCCCGCAGGAATTTTATATTCCAAGTCATTGCCAGAGTTGATAGGATGGTCTTTGCCCTTGGGGTCAGTCCAAGTTGCACCAACACCCCATCCTCCAGCCAATTCATTCATAGTATAGTATGAAGTAATTGCCTCTACCTTATTTTGAGCAGATTTAATCTTCTTGGAGAATTCTTCCTTCATCTCCATGTAAATTTCTTGAGTCTTTTTACGCAGGGTCTTGATAACATCTTTGGTATACTGTAAACCTTCGCGTGAAACATCCATTTCAAGTTCACCGATACCAAAATCAAGTTCCAGATAAAGACCAGAGTTAATGATCTCGCTCACAAAACTCTTCCAAGAATCAATATCTGCCTTCTGGAAAGCTCTATTCCACTTCTGAATATGATCGGGCATCTCATCCTTTTCTTGACCAACAATCTGTGCGGTCTGAACAGGATAGGCGATATTACCCATGATAGCTATGATACCACTATCAATTCGATGATAACCATTAGGAAAATAATTGTTATCGTTGTTAAGTCTGCAAACCCTCCAACCTTCACCGCTAATGATGATATTAGTATTGCTATACTTATGATCTTGCAGATTATTTCCGATACCACCCTCAAGGATGGGTTTCATGCGGAAATAGTGGAAGATTCTCTTAGCCTTGTCTGTAAACTCTTGAAAGTCATGCTGCTTAACAGCAAAACTAATCTCAAGACCATTAGGCTCAGACGTACTAGAAGTATTGAAAAGATTCAGCGTAGGAACACCACTCTCATCAATCGCCGCAATATAAGTATACTTCTTACCATTGTAATATGATGCGGTAGTGAAACTCTTAGTATACGCAAATGGACTCTTAGACCCTAGACCAAGACAACCAACAAAATCGTTGCTATCATTCTTGTTGGAAGCTCCGTATGTTGTATACAAGTCCTCCATATCTTCCTGACTAAGACCAGTACCATAATCTCTCACCATAAAGGTAGGATTAGCAGCAGTAGGCAGCGTAACCTTAAAGGGATTCTTATTCCCAGCAGAGATATGACTATCATAAGCATTAGTAGAAAGCTCACGAATCGCAGCCATAACCTTATCAGAATAAAGGGAGTCTGAAAGGATTTTAAACATTTTGCTCGTCTGAGCAATATTGAACTGATTCTTGCTTGCAACGCCAACGCTGTGAGTCTCAATCGTCCTATCTGCCAACTTCATCTTTATTCTCCAAAAGTGTTATCGTTCCTGTGATGTCGCAATTGTATCATCGGCAAACCGTCTTGTCAAGCTCCAGTTTTCTTTTGTTGTCTGTCTGAGATTATTTTAAACCCGATAGCTATGTCTATCAGACCCAAAACTTTTAAAAAGATCACGGGCAACGTGAATGTCATGCCTCCAACCAATATGCAAAGAAGTCCCATCATCCAAACAACAAACTTTGGCATCCAAGAGAACAGAGACAAGATATAACTTAATGGCCCTATAATTAGCACAGATAAAAAAATTATTGTTACTAGTAGAGCTAAACTAGCCATTAGTTATCTTCGTCATCATTATATTTATCGTAATCCTCGCCCTCGTAGTCCTCATCTTCGTATGGACTCCATTCTGTGTTGTATTTTTCCTCTTCTTCTTCAATTTGATCCTCTAATAATTCTGCAGCATCCATAATTATCTCGAATTCTTGAATTTTTTCAAGCATAGTATCAAATTTTTTGCTTAAAAACCCTAGTTTTTTATCGAATCCTTTGAGGAATTTTTTAATTTCGTCTAAATCTTTAGACAGCTTGCTATCTATGTTATGAATTTCTTTGTTGGCTTTTAATATTTCTTTACTAATATGGTCTATATCTCTCGACATAACTAATCACCTATTATAGTCGTTTGTATTCTTTAATATCGCCATTTTCAAGCATCTTCTTATCTTCATAACCTTCTGCTACTCGACGGTAATATTCTTGCTTGATGTTTTCTAATACACCAGTAATCATAGCAATCTTAGAGTATGAAACATCCCCCATAATACCCCCTAAAATACGACTAAAAGTATAATTAATGTCTCCACAAATATCAAGTAATTCCTGATTTGATATCTTTCTATTCTTGGGATCAGACCAAGGATTTTTAATATTGTCATTTGGAACATTGCTTTTCAGACAATTTATCATTACGTCTATACATTCATCCAAGCTTTTTCTGCGATCTTCTTTTATATATGGCATTTTAAATTCCTTCACACTTACATTTGTATTTTAAACAATATGAACACTTAGGGCCAGGATCAGAGTTTCCAAAATAATTAGCATAACCGTCCCAAGTTTCTTTTCCTGTGTCAATACAAACCAATTTCTTTTTACCTTCTCTTATAATATAGCCAATATTTAACGAATGGCAGTCCCAAAATTTTAATTTTGTTCTATCATAAATAGTATCGACTAGTTTTTGTATTTTCCACGATTGTACATTTACATTAGTAGGTTTAGCCAATTCAGTAACATATCCCCACCCACTTACTTGATAAGGAAAGAACGGCTCATAACCCATCCTGCATAATTCAGAACATACTTTGGGAGCAAGGTCGTACTTACTTAATTTAATCTGAATTTTTCTGGCATATTTTGCCCTAGATTTTGAAATAAATGACTTGAAACCTAAGAATGGTTGACCAGATACTTTAAATAGGGTACAGTATCCACCATCTTCACTATAGTAGTCAGATAGATCAATCTTATATTTAGTATTAACCATATCAATAAGATATAATTTGTGGAACTTCACCAGTAAGATTATACAAAAAATTCCTTGCTTTATCTATGGAGTGAAACTCTCCAAGAAAAACAGTTGTCGGTAATCCATCCATATCAATAGGTACTGATCCATATACTTGATAAAAAGGATCGTCACAAGAATCCTTGTCTTTTTCTAGGAACTCAGCAGACGTTCTAACTTCGTCTATATAAGTACCTCCCTCATAATCGCTATACTCTCTTACGGTTACAAGTAAGAAATATTCTATAGGAGACTTAGGATTATTATTCTTAACCCTACCATTACATAAAGTATTACCCATGATTTTTCCTATAAAGAGGAACTATGGTATTTTGATCAACATAAGGATTGTTTTGAAGTCTTAGATCAAATAAATCTCCACGATCATTTATAGTAGCCCAAGCAACAGGCTCGTTAAAATT